CGTTCAGTGTATCACCTGACAATGATAGGTTGCTGCCTAATGTGATTTCTTGAAATACACCTGAACCGCTTGAATGCCGCCCGATTAATTTACCGCTGGCCATCAGGGTTGAAATATCCGGTGTTGCACCGCCTGATGATGTTAGCGGTGCGGTTGCCGTGACATCGGTAATTGTACCACCGCCACCACCGCCCGGAATCGTGATCAGATAAGTATTAATTTCATCGGCTAACTCCTCTGCACTTGAATAGGCCGGAGAAGTTGGCGCGATAACATCGGTATAAAGAAACTCGTATCTGATCCCGTCACGATCTGTAATTCTAACAACATCCCCAAACGCCAATACCCGCGCATTATCTTTCCATATCACGGTAGTAACTGAATTTTCAGTTACATAAATTTCAAGATCTGCATTGGTAATTGATACCATGATCAGTAATCAGTATTTCGCCTGCCCCTTAACGAATCAAGCCCGCGCTGATTTACCAAATCCTTTGCCGCATCGGTCAATTTGATGTTATTACCGACCGCGCTTATTCGTGTACCGCCATAGGTTCGTGATCTCTTACTGCAACAATCCGATTCAAGCCATTCAGGATAATTAGTTGCGGCATCGGTTGTTGATGCGTTCATGTATTTAATGAACCTGCGCTCGTATTCTTTCGAGCCGTCAAGCACCGAATTAATGTACTTGCTTAATTCATTTTGCGGCACAACGCTACTGAATTCATTTGTTTTGTACACTACCCCTGCAGCAGTTACATTGACCTGATTATGTCGCAGCAATCGCGCGTATGTTTTGTAAATCAGAAACCCCTCGTATTGCTCTTTTAATTGCGGGTAATTTGCAGGTGAAATTTCCTCAACCAATTTTTCATAGAACGCATCACCGCAGACCTTGCGCAGATCGAATTCTTGCGCCTCCAAAATAAACGGATCAATGCGCTCATCCTGAATGTTGATTGATAAGGTTCTGTATTTGCGTATATCAGACGGGGTTATTAGCAGTAGTGCCATTGGTCAAAGGTTGTAAAATATCGTTGATTTGTTCAGCCGTTAAGAATGGGAATGATGCTGCAATAATTGCGCGGCCTGTATCAGCCGGATAAATGCCGCCAGTTACGTTTGCAATAATCTCATTCAAGCTGCTGATTTGCGCACCATTTAAAGCCGTTGCAGCCACGTTTACATCAGTTGCTGAATTTGCTATTTCGCCCGTTTCATCTATGCCGAGAATGGTTATTTTGCGCCCAAACAACCGGGTAAACTCTTCACTAATTACGAGCCGATCATCTGCGGTAATTTCGTTGTAAAATATTTTCGCATCTTCAATTTCGCTGCTCGTACCGAGTTTACCTGCAACGGGCATGGCAGATAAGACAAGTGGCTGCTGCAATGCTTGAAAGATATTCTCCTTCACGCTGCGTTCGGTAAACTCCCATTTCTTATCGAAGTCCTGTATCTCGAATTTTGCAACCTCGAAATCAGCTACACCATCCTCAACCTCAACGAGCATTATGTTACCCACGTTTTCATTGCCTTGAAATTGCTCGAGTGATTCAATGAACGATGCCCGATCCTGATCTGATTCAAACCTGCCGCGATACTTGACCATCTGAGGTGCAACGAAATTAGTCTTTACATTCTTTAATTTACCGATCTTTATTTCGGCATCCGTTTCAATGTCTTCAAGTACCGGATCAAATGGTGATAACGGATAAGTTTCAATCCCATCGGCTGAAAACCAAAACACCTGACCGGGATAGTTCGCGATCTTGTCTTCGAGTGTCGCGCCCGGTTCAGCATTAATTTCATCCAGTGCATAATCAGGATCGAACTTATCGAACCTGCGTATGTCAGCGGGTGAATATTTGCCATTGTCTTTCAATTTGCGGCGATCCCAATTATCATAAACTGCAATCTTCTGGTCACGGCCAATCCTGCACCATTCAAATGGAACATGATTGAATCCGGTTATATCTCCCATTGCGTTATACGATACATGAACAGAGAAACCCCTGAACATTGCGTAATCATTAATGCACATCCGCATCAGCTTGTCAACGGTAATACCGTATTTATTCACCACTTGCCGAGCAACAAGATCATCCGATACGCCATTACCCATGATGAATTTAGCGAATTTATCCCAAGCGGATTTCGCTGCACCGGATGAATTAACAAGATCGTACACCCGCTGCGGATAGGCATTATCATAATCGAATGAATATACATTCTCCGCTCTCAAGTCGCGTATGACTTGCCGCTGCCTGTTATTTGATGTTACGATCCGTGCCATTGTCAATTAGTGTCTAATGATGTTTGTTTTTTCTTAACCTTTTTCGGTAACGATTCTTTCGTTTTTTTATGCACCACTTTAGGCTGCTCATAAAGAAACTCGAAGTGAACCGATAAGGCCGGATTGATGCGCATTAACGCTTCTGCTTCTTTGTCGCTTGTATTATGGTTATCATAAATCTTCGGGTCACCATGCGCCCGAAATGCCTTTTTAATGCGATACTTAACCAGTTTAGGTTCTTTTGAATTTGTTGCCATACGTTTTGATTTGTCCTTCAAAGGTATTTCATTTTCACCAAAGTCACGTGCAAGGATTCTCAATTCAAAATAAGCATCGGTCGCGCAGTTAGGGCATCGCCTTTCCTTTGGCGTTCCGGTCACGGTCGCGTATAAAGCGAAAATCCCCTGCCTCTTCTCAGCAGGCAAGGGATATGAATATTCGCTCAGGGCTTGTGCTAATTCAATCCCTGTCATCAATTACGGCAGTTCAAGCGCGTTCAGTGCAGATTTCGTTGCAGTGTATGAACCATAAGACAAGGTCTTTGGTGGACCGGGTTCTTTCGCCTGCTCTGAGGTCGAAATAGTCAGGTTCCATGCGCCTTGCGTATCGGCATCTGATTTGTTGCTTTCGTTTGCATTTAGGATCAATCCGGCATCAAGGCCGTAAAGTTCAAATGCTGAATCATCGTCTGACCCTTTGAAGTTACTTTCAACGATCGCAACAACTACGCCCTGACCAAGATAGCCAAGTTGCCTTTTGATTTCGGGTGTGTTGTCAAATACTTTGAATATAACCTCGTGGTCGTACACGGTAGTATAACGCTGACGAACCAGTGCGGCACGTAAATCAACAGAGTTGTTTTGCCCCTCGTACCGGTACAGATAAGCACCGGAATTGAGAGTGATAGAAGTGATCAGATAGGGGTTATTCGGATCGGGTGTAGTTGATGCAATATCTGATTTATTAACTAACCAGATACGGTCATTCGCGCCTCCGGTAATCGGCTTCTCGCAGTTATTAAGGACATTTTCGGTTAGTCCTGCACAGGCTGTTGGCATAGTCTTTTTCTCCTATTTTAGTAAGCAAGTGAAACCATGTAGTTCTCGAGAACTTTCGCATCCATTTTGTAACCGCCTCTGAAGTTGGTGGTTTTGTCTTTGCGTTCAAACCACTGATCGATGTCGGCAAGTGCAGAAGCTGCATCAACACCGAGTGCGATGTTTTCTTTGGTAGTTAATACGGCACGGTGAGGGATATCGTATTTAGTACCGTTATCGAAGTCAGCGCGAATGTAACGATCCCAAAGATCAACGCCGATAATTTCCAAGTTGCGGTAGCGCAGAACAGAGAAACCTTGCTCGATGCGGATAAATGATGCATCGTTACCTTGCGATTCAAGATAAGTCGCGTAATTGTCAAGCAGTGACATGGTTACCAACATCACTTTGTTTTGTGCTGAACGAAGTCTGTAATCTGCTTTGTTTATCATTGACTGGAAGGTCAAGAAAGCGCGATTTGTAGCCAGTGCATCCTGAGCAGCTTTAGTGCTTAACGCATTTTCGCTGATGCTTGTACGTTGCGTAGGTGTTGCAGTTCCGATTGCAAATAATTGTTTCCAAAATCCGTCAATCTGATTGTAATCGAGCGGACTTACTCCGGCTGAAAGTATGCCGGATGGGGTTGCATCAACTGATTCAGCATCAGTATCACCAAGCCATGCGATACGCAGCGTATCTTCATACATTGCATCGGTCATGCGCTCAACTAAGAATGCAGCAAAGTCGGTTCCGGTAAGGTCAGGTTCAGCCAGTCCGCGTTGTTTTGCCCACACAAAGAAAGTATCTTCTAAGTTGGTGTAACATTCGGATAACCAAATCTCAAAACGCACAGGTTCCCAAAATTTCTCTGAGTTCGTGATGCCTGCACTCAGTGGAGATGATGAACATCCTGCATCAACGCGGGTAATTTTACCAAGTCTGCCTAAGAATGCGATTTGTTTTTTCGTTACGATGTCTTCGTAAACGGTGTGAAAGTCGGTAACGGCAGGTTTTGCGAATACCTGCTCCAATATCGCCTCTCTGATACTTCTG